ACGATTTCTAATGGCGGAGCTGCAGCGCCGCTCAGCCGAGACCACCCTCAAAATTTGCCGATGGCCCCCCCCGTTTGCCGCGAAGGGCACCATCCTCGCCGGAGGGTGCCATCCTGCGCGAAGGGCACCATCCTTGGCGACAGAGGGCCACCATCGCTCGCCTTCGGAAGGGTGACCATCTTCACATGACCCAGACTAGGAAGCGCGGTCCACGGTCGGCGGCGTCGTTGATGGTGGCACCGCGGCCGGTCACCGAGATCATTGAGCGGCTAAAGCCGCCGCATCATCTGATGGATGAGCAGGTCGAGGTATGGTCGGCGATCGTAACGAGCCGGCCAGCCGATTGGTTCGACGAGAGCAGCGCACCGCTGCTGGCGCAACTCTGTCGCCATGTTGTCTTGAGCAACCGGCTGGCTGAGTTGATCGAGCGCAACGAGGATGCCAATTGGCTGCCGTTGCTGCGTGAACAGCGGCAGGAGACGGAGGCCATCCGCAAGCTGGCGACATCATTGCGTATCACGCCTCAATCTTTGATCAATCACAATGGCAACAACAAGCGGATCACGCAGATCAACCGGCCGTGGACGTTCGGTAACAAGAGCTGAGCGCAACATCCGGTGGATCGAGGAATACTGCCGGATACCGGCGGGCCGGGCCGATATGGTCGGTCGTGCGGTGGTGCTACGGGAATGGCAGCGGGCGGCACTGCGGGATATTTACGACAACCCGCATGGCACGCGGCGGGCAATCCTGAGTTTTGGGCGCAAGAACGGGAAAGGTCTTGCGCTGGACACGCCAATTCCGACGCCGGGCGGTTGGCGCACGATGGCCGATATCCAGGAGAATGATGAAGTCTACGGATCGGATGGTCTGCCGACGCGAGTACTTGGCGTTTCGGAAATCCACAGAGGCTTAAAGTGCTGGCGGTTGACATTCTCGGACGGATCACAGTTGATCGCCGACGAAGAACACAGGTGGTTGACGCGGCACAGTTACCGGCCCTGGGACAGGCCGACAGGGCGCACGAGGACAGGGCGCGGCGGCCGATGGAAGGAAGCGGTGGTTACCACGCCGCAAATAGCATTATCGGTTCATCGTCCGCGCGCAGATGGCGGTGTCGAGCATAATCACAAACTAAGAGTCGCGCCGGCGCTTTCTTCGCCAGATCGCCCATTGCCTGTTGATCCGTATGTTTTTGGCGCGTGGCTCGGCGATGGCACGAGTGCCAGTGCCGATATTACATCTGGTGATCGTGATCTCGAAGAGATGACGGCAAATCTGGCAGCGCAAGGTCTGCTTGTTACCAGAAGGCGCGATCACACAGTAAACAACCTATCGATCAGGCGGCTTCAACCGCCGGATTTATTCAATTTTACTGCCCCTGTTTCGATCCGTGCGGCTAACAATATCCAAGCTCAGTTAAGGGCTTTGGGTGTTCTCGGCAACAAACACATTCCGGATGCTTATTTGCATGCTGGAACGTCTCAGCGTTGGGCGCTCTTACAAGGATTGATGGATACCGACGGCACTATTTCTTCCGGCGCTCACGTCCGTCAATGTGAGTTCACGACAGTCCGACACGAATTTGCAAACCAGGTATGGCGGCTCATCCGGTCGCTCGGGCTAAAGGCCCGCATAAGAAATAAGATCGCGACATTAAATGGAGAAATAATCGGTCCCGCGTTTTCGATTGTCTTTAATGCAACGCAGGATCAGCCCGTATTCCGTCTTACCAGGAAGCGCCAACAGCTTCCGTCTACGTTGGCAGATAGGAGAAACGTGCTGTCGATTATCGCGTGTGAATCAATCGACAGCGTTCCGACGAAGTGCATTTCCGTGGCGGCTCCCGACTGCCTCTATCTCGCTGGGCATGGATGTGTTCCGACGCACAACACCGCGTTGGCGGCGTTTTTGCTTCTGCTGCATCTGTGCGGTCCGGAGGCGAAGGTGAATTCGCAAACCTACAGCGCGGCACAATCGCGCGACCAGGCGGCGTTGCTGTTCGACCTTGCCGCCAAATGCGTCAGGCTGTCGCCGACGCTCAATCCGGTCATCAGGATCCGCGACACGGCAAAAGAGATTTTGTGTCCCGAGCTCGGGACGTTTTACAAAGCGTTGTCCGCAGAGGCGACGACGGCGTTCGGGCTCAATCCGCGGTTCATCGTGCACGACGAGTTGGCGCAGGTACGCGGGCCGCGCAGCAGGCTATACGAGGCGCTCGAAACGGCGACAGGTGCGCAGGATGACCCGCTGTCGGTGGTGATCTCGACGCAGGCGCCGACAGACGCGGATTTGCTGAGCGTCCTGATCGACGATGCTCTGGCGGGGCACGATAAGCGGGTGGTTTGCCGACTCTACACGGCTGACCGGAATCTCGATCCGTTTGGCGAGGAGGCAATCAGGGCGGCCAATCCGGCGTTTGGCGATTTCCAGAATGCGGCCGAGATCCTGGCGATGGCTGAGGATGCGCGGCGCATGCCGTCGCGCGAGGCAGAATATCGCAACCTGATCCTCAATCAGCGGGTCGAGGCCAATTCGCCGTTTGTCTCGGCGAGCGTGTGGACAGCCTGTGGCGGCGATATCGAACCGCTTGGGGACGTGCCGGTTTATGGCGGGCTGGATCTGAGTTCAGTCAACGACCTGACGGCGTTAGTGCTGATTGGCCGGATCGACGAGTTGTGGCATGTGCATCCGGTCTTTTGGCTGCCGGGTGCTGGGCTCGCCGACAAGGCGAGGGCCGATCGTGTGCCTTACGATCTGTGGCATGCGCAGGGTCATTTGCAGGCGGCGCCTGGCAAGTCGATCGAATACGAGTTTGTTGCCGAGTATCTGCGCGGCGTCTTCGACCGGTACGATATACGCAAGATCGCCTTTGATCGCTGGGGTTGGCGGCACCTTCGGCCGTGGTTGTTGAAGGCGGGTTTCGAGGAAGCCCAGCTGGACGCGCATTTTGTCGAATTCGGGCAAGGTGTGCAGAGCATGTCGCCAGCGTTGCGCGAACTCGAAAGCTATCTGCTCAACGCCCGTCTGGCACACGGCAGACATCCGGTGCTGAATATGTGCGCGGCCAATGCCGTGGTGAAGGTCGATCCTGCGGGCAACCGTAAGCTCGACAAGGCGAAATCGGCGGGCCGCATCGATGGCATGGTAGCCCTGACGATGGCGATGGGTGCGGCCGCGCTGAACGAAGAAGAAATGATCGACGTGCGGGCAATGATCGTATAAGAGGCGCGGAATCAAAAAGGCGACCGGGGTCAAGCCGGCCGCCCGCGAAAAAACTGAGATCCCGCTCGCCGCTGAGTTTAGCGCAGGCGAGCATATGCCGCAATCCCTCATCCATAAGACTGCCGCCGGCAAAAAAGCTGGCTCGCTGACTTACGTGCTGTCGGACGCCACGCGTGACCGCTACGGCGACATCATCGAAGCCGACGGCTGGGATCTGCGCGCTTTTCGCGCGAACCCGATTGCCTTGTTTAACCACATGACGAGCGCGCCGATTGGGAAATGGTCCGGCATCCGGGTCGAAGGCGACCAGCTCCTCGCCGATCTGGAGCCCGCCAAGCGCGGCACGTCACAGCGCATCGATGAGATCCTCAGCCTGATCGACCAGAACATCCTGCGCGCCACCTCCGTAGGCTTTCGCGCGCTTTCCGAACCCGAGCCGATCGACCCTGAGAAGCCTTACGCGGGCCGGCGCTATACCCACCAGGAGCTTTTGGAGACTTCGATCGTCAGTGTTCCCGCCAACCCGGCGGCGCTGCAAGTCGCGAAGTCTCTCAAGATTTCACCCCAAACCATGTCGCTCGTCTTTGGCAAGCACGCCGACAAGGGACGCCGCGACACACCACCTGGCGCGCATGCCGAGCTTCAATCGCCGACAAAAAGGGCGATTATGATGAGCATCCCTCTAGCAAGACAGATCGAAGACGCACAACAACGACTCAATTCCGCCCGCGACGCTCTGACCGAGCACGCGCACGATCCCGACCACGACACAGATCAGGCGGCGGTCTACCAAGCCGAGATCGAAGCGCACGAGCAGCGTCTCTCGTCCCTCGAGCGAACCGAGCGGGCGCTCGCGGCCCGCACGCAGCAACAAGCTCAGCCGCAGTTCCAGGCGCCGGGAGTCCAACGCCGACCTTTTGGCATTCCCACTAAGGAAACGACACCGGCCGATTTCCTGGTGCGGGCAATGGTCACCCACGTTTGCGCTTTGGGCAACCCGCGCTTGTTCGACGATGTGCTGCGTGAACGCTATCCCGACGACGAAGGGACCGCGATCATCACTCGCGCCGCTATCGCTGGAGCGACGACCACGACCGCCGGCTGGGCCGCTGAGCTCGTCGTACTCGCGCAAGCTGATTTCCTCTCGGTTCTTGTTCCGACGGCGGTTTTTCCGCGGCTTTCGGGGCTCGGCACGGCGCTGACGTTTGGCCCGAATGCGGGAGCTATCAAGATCCCGTCGCGCGCCAACACGCCGTCGATCGGCGGCTCGTTCGTGGGCGAAGGCGCACCTATTCCAGTGCGCCGGCTCGGGACTCAGAGCATCACGCTCTACCCGCACAAGGTGGGCGGCCTGTCTGTGTTCTCGCGCGAAATCGCGATGTACTCGACCCCGGCGATCGAGGGGCTGATCCGCGACAACATGGCTCTCGACACCAGCATCAACATCGACGCGCTGCTGATCGACAACGTCGCTGTGTCGACGACGCGCCCGGCGGGGCTGACCAATGGCGTGACGCCGCTCACCGCTTCGACGGCGCACGGCTACACCGCGATTCTGGCCGACATCCAGGCTTTGACGAACCCATTCTATGCGGTCAATGCAGGACGAAGGTTGGCGCTCTTAATGAACCCCATGCAGATGCAACAGCTGGTCTTCGCGCCGGGCCCGTCCGGCGTGCCGTTCGGCTGGACGCAGCAGTTCACCGAACGCTTCAACGTCATCGACTCGACGGCCATTCCGGCCGGCGAGGTGCTGATGATCGACGCGGCCGACTTCGTCAGCGTCTCAGGTGCGCCCGAATTTGAAGTCTCCGAACAAGCCACGTTGCATATGGAAGACACGACGCCGCTCAACATCGGTACGGTCGGCACGCCGAATGTCGTCGCCGCTCCGACGCAGAGCATGTTCCAAACCGCTCAGATCGCGATAAGGATGCTGGCGAATGTGACTTGGGCAATGCGACGCGCTGGCATGGTGCAATTCATGACTGGCGTAAACTGGGGTCCATAAGGCATCGGACGGCGGGGTTGTGGCCCCGCCGTTCTTTAAGGAGAGCACTGATGGCGCAGAGCACCAGACCTTCGGCAGACGCTCCGGAGACAACCACATCGACGTCGGCTACGACGCATTCGGCGCCATCGGCGCATTCGGCGGCGCCCAGGCGCCCCGAAGACAGGAAGCCAGGCGAGACCCGCCCCTACGATGCACAAAGGGTCCAGGAACTGCTGTCCGATCCGCCGCCGCCGACGCCGACGCAAGCCGAAGCCGATGCGTTCAAAGCGCAAGCGCATGGCGACACCCCGGATGCGCAGGTTGAGCACCGTGACATGCGGCCAGCCGCCGGGGGCAGCTACCAAACGCGCTGATGGCGAACTGGCTCAGCCGAATCCTGCCGTGGCGGGGCAAGGCCGCCGTCGAAGGCCAATATCGCCCGGGTCCCTACTTCCTGCCGGAAGGTTTCCTCAGCAGCAGCGTCGGCCGCTATTGGAACTGGTGGCAGACCGGCTACCGATTGGAGCCCTACAGCCAGTGCAGCGCGATGGTCGAAGCCTGCATCGGGGCCTATTCCCAAACGGTGCCGATGTGCCCGGGCAATCATTGGCGCAAGCTCGACAACGGTGGGCGGGAGCGCGTCGTCAATTCGGCGCTGACGCGCATCCTGCGCCGGCCGAACGATTATCAGACGATCAGCGATTTTTTCTTGAACCTGACTCGCCGCCTTTATGAGCGTGGCGAGACCTTCGCTGTCGCGATCCGCAACAATCGCGCCGAGATCATCGAGCTGCACCTGATGCGGTACGGCATCGCGCAGATCGCCGAGGACGGATCGATCTTTTACTCGTTGAGCGGCAACGAGATCATTCAACAGCGCGTCGATCTTACGATGCCGGTTCCGGCCCGCGACGTGCTCCATGTTCGCTTACAGACGCCGCGGCATCCGCTCAGGGGCGAGAGCCCGATACTGGCAAATCAGCTCGACCTGGCGCTGTCGGGCGCAGCGATGAGCCAGCAGGTCGCGTTTTTTATAAACCAGGCTCGCCCGTCTTTTGTTCTGACCACCGAGAATGTGCTTACGCTCGAGAAGGCGGAAGAATTGCGCGCTTCCTGGGAAAAACAGACGGTCGGCGAAAACGCCGGCCGAACCCCAATCATGACTGCCGGCCTCAAGCCGACCCCGATCCAGACGAGCGCGGTCGATGCCCAACTAGCCGAGATGCTCAAGATGAGCGACCAAAACATCGCGATAGCGATGCGCGTCCCGCTGCAAATTCTCGGTTTGGGCGGCACTCCCTTTGCCAGCACCGAATTGCTGATGCAAAGCTGGATCTCGACCGGACTCGGCTTCACGGTCAATCACATCGAAGAGGCGTTCGGGGTCTTGTTCAACTTGCGCGGCGTCCCGGAAGAGTACCTCGAGCTGGACACCAAAGCCTTGCTCCGGTCGGCCTATCGCGAACGGATCGAAGCCCTGGCCCGCGGCGTGATCAGCGGCATTTACTCGCCCGACGAGGCGCGGGAATCCGAAGATTTGCCGAGAGTGCCGGATGGCGCGGGCGCCATGCCGAGGGTGCAGCAGCAGGTAGTCCCGCTGTCTTACGGTGCCGATATGCAGCCGCCATCCCCGGCCCCGCCGCCTTCTGCTCCGTCAGATCCGCCGCCGCCACCTGCCGACGGGACCGATGGCGATGGAGCTGGAGACGATGCCGCAAAGCAACTCGCTTCGTTCCGGGCCGGATATGAGCGTGAACGGCTCGCCGCTTGACCCGGTTCTGTTGGAAGTCGGCTCGATCGTCGGGCGCGAACTGCGCGAGTTGCGCCTGCAAGTCGCCGCAGCGTTGTCGGAGTTGCGAGCCGCTCGCGCCGAAACCGAGCTGCGGGTCAGCGCCCGGCTGGTCGAACTTCGCGATGGCCCTCCGGGGCCGCAGGGCGAGCCTGGGGAGCGGGGTTTGCCTGGGGAGGCTATCGCTGGCCCACCCGGCGGGAAGGGCGAGAACGGCGATCCAGGGCCCCCAGGCGAGCGCGGGGAGCGGGGTGAGAAAGGGGAGCCGGGACCGGTCGGCCTCAACGGCGTGGGTTCGCCAGGGCCGCCCGGACCACCGGGCAAGTTGGCGATCGTCAAGCAGTGGGCCGACGGCGTGCATTACGAGGGCGACGTCGTCACTCATGCCGGCGAGACATTCCAGGCCCTCTGCGACACTGGCCGGAAGCCTCCAGGGGACGACTGGAGCCGGTTGGCGGCGGCCGGCCGGGATGGCCGGTCTCTCTCGGTGCGTAGCACATGGAGCGAGGACGAGACCTATCAGGCGCTCGATCTGGTCGTGCTCGGCGGCTCGTGCTTTGTCGCCCGCCACGACGCTCCAGGGGCCTGTCCAGGCGACGGCTGGCAACTGATCGCCAAGCGCGGGCAACGCGGCGACAAGGGCGACCGCGGCGAGCGCGGCGAGCCCGGCCACGCCGGTCCGCCAGCAAAGAGCCTTCTCAGTGCCGCGATCGATGACCAAGGATTGCTGACGCTGACGCAGGACGACGGCTCGACCGTCACCTGCGATTTTTACCCACTGCTGGCGCGGGTGGCGTCCCGATGAGCTGGGGCGAATATCGCATCACGCGCGTCGTCGCGCCGGCCGCCAGCTTTGCGCTCGTGACGGTGGCCGACGCCAAGGCGGCTCTCGGCATCGACCCGGCCGACACTTCGCAGGACGCGATCCTCGGCCAGCAGATCGACGCGGTGTCGCTGGCGATAAACAACTGGTGCAACCGCATATTCGTCGTGCAGTCCTATCAAGACCAGTTGCGCAACCCGCACCTGTGCTGGGCCGAGCCGATCGTCACCCGGCAATACCCGGTCGACGAGACGACGCTCGCTATTACCGTAGACGGCGTCGCTGTCGATCCGACGTTGTTCGAGGTTTACCCGGAAACTGGACGGCTCTACCCGCTTACGCTCGGCACAGCAGACACCGGCGTATCGTGCGCCGGGGTATGGTGCGGCTCGGTTATCCTCGTCGATTACACCGCGGGCTTCGATGTTATTCCCGCCGATGTGCAGGGGGCCGCACTCGAATGGGTGAACGCGCGCTGGAACGCCATCGGCCGCGACCCGGCGCTGCGCTCTGAAACCATTCCGGACGTCATCACGCAGGTATGGGGCGGCAGCGATCCCTCGAGCGCGTCGGCGATGCCGGATGCCTGCACTGAATGGCTGTCAGCCTATCGCATCTGGTACGCATGACGACGTCCGCTTACATCATACGGCGGCTCGACAAGGCGATCGCCAAATATCAAAAAACCGTGACGCTGCAACGCACCGCGGTCGATGCGGGTGGCGCCGTCACCGTCACTCTATCGGTGGATTGCCCGGCGGTCCTTCGCGAATTTGTCCCGCAAGACCTAGAGGCCGGCGAGGTGCAGGATATTCGGGTGATCCTGAGCCCGACCCCGCTCGCGACGTTCGGTGTCCCCAACCGGGACGATCGAATCCTCATCGAAGGCAACCCGAGCAATGTCGAGCAGATTGCGCCGCTCTACTTCGGCGGGCAACTCGTGCGTGTAAATCTTCTGTGCCGAGGATAGTGGCATGGTCGTCGAAATCCTGTTTGTCGTGTGCATGTTCCTCTGGTTCCTGGCGAATCTTCCAGTCCCGCAGATGTCGCAATTCGGCTGGGCATCGTCATGGCTGGCATTTATCGCCGTGCTGCTTCTCGGGGTGTTTATCTTCATGCCCGGGCTGCGATGATCGATCAGCGCGAAGCCATCCTGTCCCGCCTGACGGTGGCGTGCGGCGCTGTCGATGGCGTCGCGAGCGCGGTGCGCAACCGCCTCGATGTCGCTACATTAACGCGCCCGGCAATCGTCATCCTCGACGGCCATGAGCAATTGGTCGATACGCCGCTGGCGGCGCGGGGCCAGGTGACGAGCGGTGTGCAGCGGATGGAGCTGGCGCCGCAGATAGCGGTGCACATCCGCGCCAACAATGCCGTCGATGCCGGCGCGCTGCTGTCGCTCTACCGCACCCGGATCGTCGCTGCAGTGCTTTCCGACACCACGCTGGCCGGCTATCTCGGGACCAACGGGCGCATGCGCTACGAGGGCGCAACCGTGGCGCCGCCGGCGCCCGAGGGCAACGAGCACCGCATCGATCTGATGGTCGTCTTCACTTATGTTTTGCGGCTCGAGGACCTCACATCGTGATCGCTCCCAAATTCACCATCACCTTGGGTGGCAAAGGCGACCCATCCGGCGAGCGCGAGCTGATGTTGCATCTCGACAGCTTGCCCAAGCACCTGCAAGTCCGATTGCGCAGCCGCCTTACCGTGCTGATCCAGCGTCTGCTCGCAAATGTCAAAGCGGCTGAACCGGTGCGCACCGGCCGGCTGCGTTCGCTGACCTCCGCATCGATCAGCGAAACCGACACCGCGATCCGCGGCCAGGTGCAGATCGCCGGGGACCGCGCAGACGGTCATAACGTTGCCGCTGCGGCGCTCGAATACGGCCAGAATCGCACGGTGGCGGTGCGCGCTCATCCCGAGCGGTTGGCGCACGTCTTCGGCCATCCGATAACGCCTGAGAGCGTCATGGTAAAAGCCCACGCGCGGCACCCGCACATTGCTGCCCGCCGCTTTCTGCGCGGCCCGGCGCAAGCGCTTCGCCCCGTCGTCATTGCCGAACTGCAAGCTGCCCTAGATGAAGCCGTCGCCGATACCCAACAGGAGTTGAACCATGTCTGAACCCCGCACGCCCAGCCCGCGCGTCGCCACGCCGGGCACATTGAACATACTCGGCGCCGATCAGGTTACCGGAAAAGTCAAATTCGTCGGCGCTAATGCAATCGGGCCGCAGATCACCGTCGAACTGCTCAACGTGATGTTCCGGCCGGCCAATATCG